CGTTTAGGTAAATTTTTACCTTTTAAAGTAAATTCACCTTCTTGTTTGACCTCTACGGCCGCTTTTTGTTCTGCCATAATAAAATATAATTAAATAATTAATATTAAATAACTGGTTGTTGAGGCATATCGCCATCTTGTTGTTCAAAGTTTATAGGTAATAAATTGTTTTTTCTTTGATCTATCATCTGACTTTGTTGCGTGCCAGCTATTCTAGTTCTTTTATCTTTACGATTTTCTATTTCTTGTTCACGCATTGTTTCTCTTTGAGTTTTCATTTGCTCTAATTGAAGTTGATAATTAAATTCTTCAGCCATTAATTCTCTTTTAATTTCAGCTTCAGTTTGCATACGTTGTATTTCAAATTGAGATTTAGCTTGTTCAAAGTTTACTTTTTCAGCTGTTAAAGCTTGTTGTTTTTGAACTTCTGCTTCAGCTGCTGCTTGAGAAGCTTGAGCATTAGCATTAGCTTGTTGTTGACTTGCTTCTGCTTGCATTTGTCTTTCTCTTTGCAACTTACGTTTACGTTTCATTTTTAGCATTTGATTTGCTAATTTTAAGTTACGTATCTGTCTTATTTCAATTGCATCTTCTAAGTCTATACCACCACTAGATAAAGCTACTTGTATATTTTGTTCTAGTTGAGCTTTTTCTTCTTCATCTGGTTCAAGATCTAAGAAAATACCAAAATCATGTAAATTTAAATTCTTTAAACCTTCTAAAGTTTTACTATTAAATACTGTTATGCTTTGGTTTAACGCATTAGCTGTTAGTGGATATTCTAACATATCATTAACTTTTTTAGATATATTCTCACAAACTCTTAAAGTTAAATATAAGCTAGCATTATTTATGTGTTTAGTTGCAATATTTGAAGCTTGAGCAGCTAGTTTTTGTAATCCCACTAAAGTATCTTTATCAGCCAATGCACCATCTCTTGCTTCATTTAATCCCGTCACATCTCTTATCATTTGTAAATAATAATTGTATGTGCTAATTAAACTTTGTATTTTTGCTTGGCCACCTGATGTCTGTAGCTCTTGCACAGGTATTTTACCTCTATTTAATTCACCGTCTTGAGTTAATGATCTACCTACTACAGAACCTGTTTGAAAATACATGTTCAATGCTTCTGCTGGATTATAGTTTGTACCATTACCAAGATCAACTTCAGCAAGTCCGTCCATATCTAAAAATACACCATCTGGTACCATTCTAGCTATAACTTGTTGTAGTTTTAAATGAGTTATTTGAATCATATCTGCAAAACCAGTTATTCTACTTACAGTTGAATCAATACGACCTTTATACATACGTGGAGCACAAATAGCATAATTCATTTCTACTTTTGTAGTATCAGACATTGGTCTTGTCATGTTAGGACATAGTTCCCATCTTAATAATAAATTAGTACCTAAAACTTTTACACCTCTATAAAGTGTTTCAATAGTTCTACCTACTCTTTCAAAATTATCATTTTGAGGTGGATTAAATGTGTCTGGTTTTTCAATAGCTTTTACTAATCCTTGATCTGTTTCTTTTATTTTAAATACTTGATCGCTATATGTTTTATACTCAAAGTATAATAGAGGTATAGTGTTTTGATCCCATGGACCATAACCATAACCATACATATAAGTTTTATCACCTTGATATTCTTGTATTTTCTTTAGTGTAGCATCATCTAAATTAGGAAACTGTTTAGCAATTTCTGGTAATGTAACAGCTTTTAATTCACCTACATAGTATATATCTTCAAAATTAGGATCTTCTGTATAAGAATATATTAAATAAGCTGGATCAACATAATCTATAGTAATACCATTTGATACATTAAAATCTGTTTTCACCGCACCTATACCACATGTAACTAAATCATAATTTATTCTACGTTTAGTTAATTCCCACTTGTTATAATCCATCACTTGATCAATAACTTCTTCTTCAGCTATTTCAACGCTTTGTTTATAAGATAACTGCATATGTAGCTCAAGTTCCTCTGGTGTTTGAGGCATTTGTTCTTCTGGTATTTGAGTATTAAATAAGTTTTCGCCTAACTGAGCATTAATCTTATTCATTGTTTCTCTAGCAAATATATCTTGAGCTAATAACTCTGCATAATTAGTTCGCTTTTGTATAGAAGCTGGGTCTTGTGCAAAAGCGTTTATATCATATTCTTTATTAGAAATACCATTAGTAAGTATATCTACAAACTTAGATATAATAGGAACTGGTTTCCAGTCTAAATTTAAATAAGATAAATCACCATTAATAGATAATTCATCTTTATATTTTTGAGTAGGTTGTTCACCTCTTGCATACAGTCTTAATCTATTATAGTTATTCCAAGTAGTCAAATATCTATTACCATTTGTTCTACCTTGACTAAACCACTCTTGCTCTATAGCTTGAGCTACTCTCTCGCCATATTCAAAACTAGCTTTTTCTGCGTCACTAACTACTTGGCTAGGAAAAATACTATTACCATTTGTATATACACTTTTCATTTAATCTATAATTTTAGATAACAACCCACTATTATCAAATTTTTTTATTCCTAAATCATAGTTTTGTCTTATCATTTTAGGAACAGGTCTATATTTATTTTTATTACAAGCCATAATTGCTAAACCTGAACTAATAGAAGCATCATGTGTTGTTCTATTATTTATATCAAATTTTGCCCAGTCTTCTAATGTTCTTTGAAAGTAAATATCCCCATATGTATTATCATTTCTTAATCCTACATAAGATTCTATATAACTTTCTATAGCGGCAGCATGTGCTTGTTTAATATCTTCACTAGAGTTAGGTATTCCACCAATTTCTCTTTCTGTTACAGACAATTTATTATATATTTTGTCTGGTCTATTCATTGCATAACCTCTATATCCTCTACGTTTAAAATGATATAAAAGTCTTGGTTTGTTATTCTCTGCAAGTATTGGCATACCATAAAATATACAAGCCATTAATACATCTTCAAAAAATATTTCAGCTGTTTGAGGTCTAGCTATATATTCTAAAAAGAAATGATTAGGCGGTACATCTTCCATGCTAAACTTAGTTAAACCATGTAATGATCCTTTTGATCCGCGTTTATCTACTGTACCAGATATATCATAACTATCACAACCAAACGCACCTAAGTGTTCATTACCGGGATATTTTTTACCTAATTTATGTATTACATTATTTTGTAGTCTTACAGGTGGCGTCCATGATATAAAAAATCTACCATTATTTTGAGGAACAAAAATAACTGAAGTATCTTTTATACCTCCTACCCATTGAAAATTACCTTGTGTTACTGTCGTATCTTTTGTTTCAGCGTTCCAATCTATTTGTTCGTATATTTTTGTAAGATTAAATAATGATGATTTAGCTTCGTCTCTAAAAGCGTGTTCTTCAGTTCTAGGAAACTGTCTGTAAAATTCATTTAAAGCGTCCTGATCATCTTTTAATCCATCTACTTCGTTTTGCCAATAATTTATAACTCCTAAGGTTATAGGTAATCCGTGCGGTCCTTTAACAAGGTCTGACGGAGTGTCGAACACAGGTATTCCATAAGAATCGATGTATCCTTCGTAGTTCCATTCCATAGGTATGAACAAAGAATAGAGTCCCGAACGAGTCTGTCCATTCGCATTTCTTTTTGTGACATCTGAGTCATAATACAGTTTTTTAAAATTATCACCACCTTTATCTAATGCATTAC